GTTTTGATTATTCCGTTTACATCTAATAGTGTTGCTGGTGTTGATGTCCCTATCCCAACATTCCCCGTCTCAAAGATAGCACTATAAGCCTCTCCTGCACCTGCATTGGTTGCATTTACTCTTAATCCTATAAGGTCTGAGGTTGAGTTAGCATCTCCATCAAAGTCAGCTATATATCCTGCATTGTTTTTGTCTGCTAGTAATCCTATCCCTGTTCCATTATCAACAAGCCTTAAAGTATTAGCTGTACTTGAAACATTATTTGTCCTAAACATTACATTATCATCAGTCATAACTCCTTGACCGTCAATAAATAAATTCTTTCCGGCAGTTGTTTGAGCTATAATATTTAAAACAACTTGGCTTGTTGATTCGGAGTCTATGTTTAGAGATATTGCGTTTCCGTTAGTGTCTAAGAATTGGGTGTTTCCTGTTCCATCATTTTGAGTTTTGCTTGCTATTCCAGTAGAACTTGCCTCATTTACTCTTAAAAATAATAGTCCATTAGTTCCAGAAAATACACTGCTTTCTGTTGCAACCATTAATCCAATACCATTTGTTAAAACATCAGTGTCTATTCTTAATCCTTGACTAGAAGTTACCTCTGAATCAATTTCTATCGCATTTACATTATTAGCTTGAACAATTTTTAACTTAGCATCTGGACTATCCGTCCCAATCCCGACATTCCCACTACTATCTACAAACACATCACTTTGACTAACAAAGCTATCTCCTACTTCTGCTCTTTGAAGATATTGAGCTTTTATTTCGTCTGCTGATAAGGCTCTGTTGTAGATACGAACGTCGTCTATTAAGCCGTTAATGAAAGAAGCATCATCATCTTTTGCTCCTATATAGATAGGTCTGTCTTCTGTTGATATTGTGCTAAAAGCATCTGTATAAGTTATTTTTATTTCTCCGTCCACATATAATTTATTACTATAAGAACCTTGTTTAACAACTCCACAAACAAAGTGCCAACCATCTCTTATATCACCTAGAGCTATGCTTCTTCTTGAGCCAGTATCATAAACTACATTAAATCTTATCTCTCCGTCAACTCCTGTGTCAATATAAAACCAATCAGCCCCGTCAACATCAGCTGAAACAATCCCATTATAATTAGCATCTGCTGAGTTTATATATACCCAAGCAGAAACTGTCATTTCGGTAGTTATAGAATTATGGATTGCTGTTCCTGAAACTTCTATATAATCATCAGTCCCATCAAAACTAAAAGCTCCACCACCATTAAATCCTTGTGTTGAAGTTGCTGTTGCTCCTGAATTAGTACCGTGATTATTATAAGTTGAGCTATCTAATACTGTTTCACTTCCTGCTGTTCCTACGTTATTTTCTGTGTTGAAATTCATTCCTAATACTAAGCCTTCTTCGGAAACTTCGTGAATTGATTTAGTGTTTGTGAATCCGTTTACGTCTAATTCGTATGCTGGGCTTGTCGTCCCGATGCCGACGTTGCCGGAAGAATCAATGGTCATTTGACTTGCTCCAGCTATAGCAAATTCTAACTGATCATCTGAACTTTCATAAAATCCGCTATCTCCATCCCCAAAAGCTATTGAAGGTAAAGTAGCATTTCCTATTTGAGTTATTAGTAATCCGTTATCTGTAGAAGTTGCTGTAAATATTTCAGCTGTAAAAGTTCCTCCATTAGTAATATTATTACCACCCATGTCAATATCTCCTGAAACTGCTCCTCCTATAGTTATAGAAGTAGTATCTAAATCATCAAGCCATATTTTTGGAATTCTACTAGCGCTAGATCCAATTTCATCAGTTTCATTAACTAATAATAAGTTTCCATTCTCTCTATAAAAGGCATCGATCCTATAACTTGCTCCACTAGCTAATACAGTTGCACCAAAAGCTATTCCGAAACAAACTATAATTATTGATAAATATAATAAACCTTGTTTTAAATATTTCATATAATTAATTTTTTACTTTTTTACGTGCGAACCTTCCCCATACTGATCCGTTTGCTCCAGTAGTAGAGAATGTGATCTTTACATATCTACTAGCTAAAGGTAGTAAACCAATATTCTTTCTAACTACAGTAGCAACGTCCGGCTTCCACGTATGAGCTATTGTAGTGCTAGCATGACTTACAGTATAAGTTGAAGATACTTGATCTAAATCTTCTCCGAACCAATCTACATTATCATCTGAAAATTGATAGGTCCATGTTAGAACTGAAGAAGTTGTACTTGCGATAAACTGAATATTCATATCAAGCATATCTACCCCAAGTGTATCTGCTGTATAAGATACTGTGTTTGTGCTTGCAGTTAAGTATTCTGGAGTAGAAGATGCGGTAGTTGTTCTACCGTCAGTTTCTAACGTACTTACTGCTAGTGTAATTTGAGCGACTGTTAATAATCCAACTATACAAGGTATAGCTAGTAATATTATTAACGCTTTATTGTTTTTAAAAAGTTTCATATTTATAAATTTAATTTAAGCGACTTATTAATTTTTCAAAAAGGACTCTAGGACTTCCAAGAGTCCTTTTGTAAAATTTAACAAATCTTTTTTTAAGCTGCTGCAACTGCTACTCCACCAAGAGTAGCGGTTCCACCATCTGCTGCTGCAAGTAAAATTGAAGTATCTGCTTCTGCAAATATTGCTGCATTGAAAGAATTACATCTACTATCAAAATAAAGATAACCGGATGTTACTACTGAAGTAACTGCTTCTGCCATTGTACCACCGGCAGTAGCTCCATCACCTAAATTAGCTGATATTAATTTACAATTCTCGAACATGATCCATCCAATAACGCTATTAGCATCAGGACAATCAATACATGATGCAGATGTTTGAGAAGAATAATTAATAATTCTACAGTCAATAAAATAAGAATATCTAGCCGGAGTCTGAATTACTAAAGGTGCTTGATTTGCTGCTGTATGATATACAGTTGAATTACCAATTTGACAATTAATATATTCACAAGTATCTCCTTTAAATAATAATCCTTGAGTAGCGGTTGTAAGAATTGTATTTACTTCCATTTCACAATTTTTAACAACTGTACCTTCTCCAGTATCAATGAATGCACTAGTCTGTGCTACATTGGTTCCTGTTTGGACTATTTTTAAATTTTCATAAGTATTACGTGTTCCGGTATTACTTATAACTGCTATGTCTGTAGCTACTGCTGTAGCCATAGTGATCTTAGCAGATTGAGAATTAACTCTACCTCCAACACCATCCATACCGATAGTATGAACTCTGTTTTTAGAATTAGTAATTATCGCTGCTGCTATATGAGAACTATGACCATTTACAAATATCACATCATTACGATTACTTGTAACTGCATTAAGCGCAGCTTGATATGTTGTAAATACATTTTTAGGATGCTTATTAGACATCTTTTGGAAATCTTGATCTGAATCTTCAAATACCCAGAAAATCTCACCACTTGAATTATAATTTGCTCTATAAATATCATCTAACAATACTTTACGTACATTGTCAGCGATTTGTGCTGGAAAATTTAATCCCATTTTTTTATTTTTTATCTAGCCCTGAAGTGTTTCGCCTCACTACTAGAAATATTATTAAAACGACTTTTGTTCTTTTTGTTTTTACATTTCTGCTACCCAGCTAAGCTGTTCACTAGTAACATTTACATCAGTATCAAGTCCTAATGTAAATCCACTATCAGAAACAGTAATACCTAAAGTAGTAATTAATGTTCTGGTTCCTGCTGCAACAGTTTTTACTGCTGAAGCATCATCCATACCTTCGTAATATTCTAATTGATCACGAGAAGTAACATTCACCACTTTTACATATCTAGGTTTAAATCCGACTTCTATATCAAATTCTGCTGCAGTACCAGTAGTAATATATCTTCCTACTACTCTTTGACTAACACTACCAGAATTTAATGTTTGAGTTGATGTGATTGCCATACGATTGAAATTTATCTTAATAAAATATGCGCGACTAATTAAAAGAGCTAATAAAATAACTTATTCAAGAGCTTCTTCTATATCTTTCTTTCTATCAACAAGCATTGGCCTTAAAGCTTCTGCTTTTTGTTTTTGAGAGATCATAATAAGATCACCAACTTGTTTTGGTAATTCTACATATGTATTTCTTGGAATATCTAATCTATAACCATTAAGAGTAACTGAATGAGGATAACTTTCATCATCTCCATCAGGAACAGGAATCATAATAGTAACTTTTTGCTGCTTCAATAATTGTTTTTTCATTATTTCAGCTTTACTACCTTGAGCCGGATTACTTCTTGGATCACCAATACGAAATGGACCATTATCATCTTTTCCAAATTGAAATTTAAGAAGATAATCTTTCTCTTCCTCTTCCTCTTCCTCTTCATCTTCTTCATCCTGAATAATCTCTTTATCATCCTCATCATCTTCTTCATCATCATCTTCTTCAGGCACGTCAGATTCATCAGAATCATCCTCTACTGTTTCTTCATCAGTAGATTCGTCTTCTTTATCATCTTCATTTTTATCTTCGCTCTGATCATCTTCTAAAGGCTTATTAGCTTCCTTAGCTTCCTTAAGCATAACCTTTAATTGAGCTACAGTTATTCCGGCTGGAATATCAGTTACTTCAAGTTTATTTAATTCAGCTATAAGCTTTTTTTTATTAATTTTTTTCATATGCGTAAAAATAAATTTATATGCGACTTTATATAATCGACTTAAGAAGGGCTGATAAGCAAATGGCCTATCAGCCCAATATTTTATGAACTAACTGCGTGTTCTAATCTAAGACCAAAGTTCTCATTAAGAATCATTGCTACAAAAGTAGCCTTCCATCCTTGAGTTCCTCTTTGATTTAAAGGATCAGCAGTACCTGAAGATCCAATAGGTTTAACAATATTCTGCATAGCTTCACCTGAAATTCTAGTAATTCCATAAAAGTTTTTAGCTATGATCATTGTTCTATGTACTGTAGTTAAAGATCCGGCAACAGTTGAAGCGTTTGTAGTCATTACAAAACGAACATCATCTAGAGATCCTACTTCACCATCCATAACATCTCTTGTGCTTGCGTATTCTTCAACTGGAATAAATCCAACTTCATCTTTTAAATCAAATAATGTGCTATTTGAAATAATTCCAATATAAGCTGCATTAATAGGAGTGGTATTAAAACCATCAGTAGCATTTACCATTCGAGTCATTTTCATAGCGTTATTACCTTGTAAGGTTCTAACTGCTTCTTTAACTTCATCTCTGGTAATTTTCATAGATGCACTAATAGTATCTGTAGAAGTAGCGGTAGATGCGTACTGTACAGTTGTACCAGCAACTAAAACATTCCTTGTTAATTGATCTAGAGTATTACCAGCTTGTTCTCCTTGAACATCTGAAGTTTCAGTTATTAATGGATCTAAGGTAGTAAATGAAACTAAATCAGTTAATGTAACATAATCACCATATTGCTTAACAGTTCCAGTTACGTTAGTAATTGAAAGCTGGGATCCTGTAGGAGTAGTTCCTTCAGTTAATGCGGTTGTTTTAGCGCTAAGTAAAGAATATCTCCTAAATTTAATTACATTTGTATTATTTCTAGGAATATCCTGTATTTGAGCCCATCTCGTATAAACTAATAAAGGACGTGCTGCTTTAAGCATTGTTCTGACATAAAAATTATTTACGCCAGCAGGGATTTGAGCTGTTCCTGTTTGTGCCATTTTTTTAAGTAATATAGTAATCTCTTTTTATCAAGAAACTATTATATTCGCCATTTCGAGATAATGCGACTTATCTCTATTCTTTATATTTACCGGTCCTAAGATCTTGCTGTATTTTTTCTATGTCTTCATCTGACATATTGTCAACTTCTTCTACAGAAGGACCTTTCCCGGCTTTTGCTAAAGGTTTAAAACCATTACCAGCGTTTTTTGTTTGTCCAGCTTCTACATCTGCAACTTTTTTCTTCTTAGCATTTAAACTAGCATTTGAATTTAAAGAGTTATAAATAAATGCCGGTGGTACTTGCTTATAAGCTGGATTATCCATATAAGCTCTAATACGTTTTTCAAATTTCTTAGCCTCTGGAGTGCTAACAAATAGTTCTTGTAGCTCATCTTCATCAGTTTGCTTTGCCATATTATCCATAACAGGCGCAATCTGTTTTTTTACTTCATTAGCTATATTATTTTCAGGTTCTTCTTCATCTTCATCATCTTGATCTTCAAGTTTTTTTTCAAGCTTTTTAATCTTTTTTTCTTTTCTTTCGATTATAAAGCTAGAATTACTTTTACGAACAGGAATTTTTAGATCATCGATATTATCTTGATCTTCATCTTCCTCCTCTTTTTCATCTTCCTCTGTGGTTTTTTCCGATGCTCCACCTGCATCCTCAACGCTTTTATCATCGTCTTCGGAATCCTCTTCCTCAACGTCAATTTCTTCGTCGGTGATTGGCTCTGCCATGTTTATTGTTACTAGCCCCTCGGCATATACGCAATGGCGAAGCGCATTATCCGGCTGACTAATAAATTAATTAATAACTAATCTTCATAAGGATCGAAATCATCTTCTTTATTATCTGTTTCTTCTAACCAATCTATAAGATTATCAGGTGTTTTCTTTAATGTTTTAAGAAATTCTATTTTCTTAATTATTAATTCATTTTCAAGTTTATACTGATCTGCTGGTAATTCTGAAATATCTTTTTGATTATCTTCTATCCTTTTTATACTATCATCTAAAGCATTTAATATTAACTTCCAAAAATCGGTTTTAATTCCGTTTCTTAATATTTCTTGTTTAGACTCTTTACTCTTTAAGTTTGACATATTTTAAAAAATTTAGCTAGCAGATTGAACTTCTACTTCTCTTGAAACATTATCAACTTTTCCTTCTGGTTGTGTTTTAATCGGTTGCTTTTCTTCTGGAGGAAATAGATCTGCTTTATTACGCTTAATAATCATTAGTTTTTTATGTGCTCTAATATGTGTTATTGAATATTTATTTTGGTTTGCTCTAGAATGAATTCCTATGTGTACAACATGATTATCTCTTATTCCTATAGGTGCTATTTTTTCAGAATTTAATAGATCATTTTCTTCTTCAGCTTGCATTTCATCAACTGTAGGTGGAAATGCTAAATCAATTTCTTCCGGAGTCATTCCATTTAACTTAGCTAATTGTTTTTCTAAAAATCTTTTATTAGCTTCCGGATCCTGTAAAGCTAAACCAATAAAACTAGTAAATCCCCTTAATTTATTTATACGTGTTGTTTCCGCTACATTAAAAGATTCAATTTCTACATCTGGATCTATTCTAGCAATTATACTATCTCTTGTTAAAGTTCTCCATGATGGTGCTAAAGCTCCTTGAATTCTTGCAATCTTTTCATCTATTTCATTCTTAAAATGCTTTTTATATAACCAATACCATTGCCTCCAAAAATCAGCTTCACTCCATCCATAAACTTTAGCACTCATATTAAATCTTTTATTCCCGGCAATAGTAGCAAGTTCTTGTTCTCCTAAAGTTGCAGCTCCATTAGATGCTGATCCCTGTTTTAGATCAGTAGCCGCAGTTGCTTTTTGAGCAGAAGTATCAAGCATTTCCATAATAGCTCCAACAAATTGATGAGCAGTTGCTTTTTGTACAGGTTCCATAGCTCCACTTGTATTTCCGTCTACTGGAATAAACTTCTTAACTCTAGTATTTAAATCGTTCTTATTTTTAATTCTTGTTTGATCAAAAAGATAATTAGGTGAAACATCATCTTTAGCGCTCTTCATTCCAATATTTAAAAGGACTGCTCTTCCTCTCTGTTTATCTTCAGTAATATCAGGAATAGAAACTCCATCCCAATCATTTGCCATAGGATATAATGCTCTATCAATTATAGGCCATCTAGTATCTTCTATCTTTACCATCCTTACTAATATTCCTCTTGAATTTCCTAAAGTAACTAAATATTTTTCTCCTTTAAAAGTAGTAAACCAATCTAAAATCCTAAACTCATAATTATTATATTTACTTAAAGATTCTTCTTTACCTGTATAATTTTCTAGATCCTGAGCATCTCTACGCGCTTGCCTTGCATCATCTATAGTAGAATTAATTTCTTTATCTTTCCTTAATTTTCCAATATTAAAATATCCAGGTAATGCTTTTAATTCGTAATATGTAGCTCCTAATTCTCTACCACCATATCTCATAGCTCCTTTACCACGAAGATTATCTCCATTAACACTAGTAGCTCTAGAATCTCTAATAAAAGTAGCAGCATCTATTACTTCAGGTACTGGGGCCATAATTCCCTCTTTTCTTTCAAAGTCCATCATTAGTAATAAACCTCTTCCAAAAAATTCAGCATCCCAATTCCATTGATAATCAATTTTAGATTTCATCATTACCTTATAATCATGTTTTGAAAGTGCATTTAAGTTAGATTCTACTTCATCATCTCCCGGTTCTTTACCTTGCCATTTAGCTAATAATCTATCATCATAAAGCTCCGCATGAACTGTATTAAAAACGGTGAACATTAAAGGATCACCAACCGCGCTAGTATCTCTTCTTTGATTATTATAAAGCTTTAATCTCTGTAAATTCTTTTTACGTTTTGCTTCATTATAAGAAAAGCAAGCTTCATACTCTTCATTAACTTGTTCTAATATTCTTTTTTGAGTTTTATCATCTATAGGTTCACTAACAATTTCATCATTTTTAACAACATCTCTTTCTATAGTTTCAAAATCTTTTAATTTAAATTTTATTTTCTTTTTAGCCATTAGTCATGTACAGGTTTTTCGCCATCAACCATTTTGACAACTTTACCATGAGTTAAACAAAGGTATATTGGATCTCCATTATTTTCTCTTGTGATCCAACTACATTTCTTTTTTAAGTTCTTCTTATGAACTTTGCGACGTATAGCTTGAAAACCAAGCTCATTAAATTTATCTACTGTTGCTAGTGCTCCTGATAATATTATTTCTTCACCTTCTTCTACTTGTTGTTTAGTATAAATATGTCCAAACTTTAAAAGAGATATTATTCTTTTTTTAAGTCCGGGTTTTAATGTAAATCTATCATTAAATATTTCACCATTATTATTTGCTACAAGATATTCAAATTCCCAAGCAAATTGACGAACATATATATAGTATCCCTTATATTCCATTTTTCTCAAAATAGTTATTTTCATTTTTTTCTAGATAGTCTTTTACTTTGTTCTTTACCAAATTCTTCATCAGTCATATCATCTATTTTCTTTTTTACTATAGATTTATATGAAACAATATCTAAGTCTGCATTAGTTCCACGTTTATCTGATCTCTTCATTCTCATGTTTACTTTAACAATAAGAATATAACTTTCTCCTTGTTCCCAATTTTTAATTTCAGGCATTTGTTTATCATCTACATCGAAAGAAGGAAGACGAGAGCTAGGATGTCCTTCCATTTCATCCATAAATTTCTTTTCATCTTTTGAAGGTTCACTAACTGGAATTTTTTTAAGTTTAATATTTGCCATTTTTTTTAAATAAATTTCTAAATATATTTAATAATCTAATATAAGTAAGTTCTATAATCCAGAATTTTAAACTTTTAAGTTTCTTTCTAAATTTACCATATAAACTAAGATCTCTTTTATTAATCTTTTCCATCTCTTCTGACTCTATACGCTTTTTTTTAAGCATATCTAGCTTATCATGATGTTTTTTTAATAAGTTAGACTTACGCCTTAGTTTATCTTTTTTAATACGTAATTCAATTTTCTTCTGTTTTCTCCTATTCATATTATACAGTTAATCTTTTACAACGTCTAGAGTTAAGATTCTTATTTTTTAATCTTCGCTTTAAAAAGATATGTAATTTTTCTTTAGGACCGGAGAAACTAGCTATTAATTTTTTATCTCCTTCTTTACCTAAACCCCAACCATATTTTTTAAAATCAATAATAATAGATCTAACTTTATCTATTAAGCGCCTGATTGATTGTATTATTTTTTTAAACATTGTTTATATACTTTATAAAATTCAAGAAAGAAATGATATATTCCTGAAAGATATAATATTAATATTATTATATAAAATTTCATATTTATTTTTTACTAAGATTATTAATCTCTCTATCTAAATACCATCTAGCTTTTTTAAGATCCTCTAGTTCTTTACCTTTAAAAGGTGCGCGCATTAAATACTTTATAACATTACCTCTATTAAAATTAAATTGTTCAGATACTTCTATAGTTTCAAATCCTTTATATTTTTTATAATGTTCTGGATTTAAATTATCTTTCATATTATGCGTAAGGATCGAATTCATTATCTTCTTCATCTGCCATAGTTGGAATTAATGATCCTTCTCTTAAATTATAATTTATAAACTTAGCCGGGTGCATTAATAATCTGTGCATGTTCTCAACTTGATGATCATTTATATCCCTGGGTTTTCCGCTAGGTTGCTTTTCATCTTTAGTTGGGCCCTTATGCTCTCCCCAAACATATTCTTCAAGCTGTTTAATTAAAACTGGTAATGTATTAAATATATAAATTTCAGGTGGCCTTATTATTAATCCTTTCTTCTCTTCATAATCTAAAGCATCATTAGTACGTTTAATTCCTCCCATTAAACTTTTACTTCCTCTAATATAAGTTTCACCTAAATCTTTTAATTGAGTTCCTACATCTTTTTCTTTATCTCTATGTTGATCACCTACAAAAGCTGCCGGATCAATTATTCTAGTTTCTATTCTAAAATTCATTGCGCTCTCTAAAGCTTTCATTCTAGTATATAATCTTTTTACTAATCCATTATTTAAAAGTTCTGCTGAAAATATTTTAGTTCCTTTTTTATTAACACTCATATATAGAACATGATCATCTACTCTAGGATGAGGATCGATTGCTTTATATGTAGTCCAGTCTTTAGTATCTAAAGGATAAGGTTCTATTACATGAACATCTCTTCTAAACTTTTTATGTACTCTTCCAATTAAATGTCCAAACTGTCCAAATACTCTAGCCTCTTTTTCATCTTCCGGAAAAGAATCGGCAATACGTTTAATATGTTTATGTTTAAAAAATCCTCTTACTCCATGTAAAGAACAGTTATCTTCCATAACCGCTTGAACAGATCCTAATTCTCCTCTTTCTATTTGATCATCCATCCATCGCTTAATCCATGCAGCATGGAATAAAGGTGTATAGGTCCAGAACATTATCATTCCTAATCTTCCACGAGCTACAGTTGCCAAAAACTTTGCTTCAGGCATAGGTTCATCTATCCATACAAATCCAAGATCAACTGATTCAAATTCTTTAGAATCCTGTTCTGTACTCATTACATCAATAGTCCATCCAGTCTTAGTTATAATTTTACAAACATAAGCTTTACCTTCTTTAGTTTCTTCAAAATTAGCATTAGGAATTCTTTTAGCTTCATTCTTAGGAAACCATTTCCTTAGTTCCGGGATTATCTTTTCTTTAATAGTAGTAGGATCAGATATTATACGTCCTCTTTTTATATAAGGCCATTCTTGAAATAAAGGTTCTTCAAACCATTCACTTTGAATTCCAAATAATATATTAGTAACAATATTAGCTCCAGTAGCTGTCTTAGAAGTTCCATTAGCTCCAATAAACATATTAACAAATTTCTCATTACTTCCAACAAGTTTTATAAAGTTTTCAGCTTTACCGTTTGGTATATAAGACTTAGCTCCACAATTATCCTTTCTTCTTTGTTGCTCCTGCAATAGATCCGAGAGCTCCTGATATTGCTCCGGCGAGTCTTTCTTCAATTTCTTCATCGCTAAATTGGCTAAATTTGTGATTGATTGTTTCTTCGCCATATTTTTTCTTAAGCTTATAAGCCATATCTACTGCTCTTTGAATTGCCATGCTATCAGGTGATGAGAAAAATACTACTGCTGTAGTCATAAATCTTTTTGTACTAATAAATTTAAAACCTTCATTTTCTATAATTTCTTTAATTACTGGATCCTTTAATTTATAATTAAAATTTAATTGTCTTATACTTTTTGCATTCAATAATTTATCATGCGCAGCTATTATTTTACTATCCGGAAGATGTTCTTCCATTAATGCTTGCCAACTTTTCGTATTTTTTAAATGACCAGAGTCAATATAACTTTCCTTATATCCAAGTTTTAATAATTCGTTTTTTATTCTGGATGGATCTCCGACATTTTCCGATATGATTTTAAGAGCCAATTTATGTCTTTGGAGAGCTGTCTTTTTTATTATTTTGTTTTTCTTGGCCATCTTTTTTATCGTTTAATAATTGTTTTTTTTTATATTCTTTTTCTTTTACTAATAATATAATTAGATCTTCTAAAAGTTTCTTCTCAGTTTTTCCACTTCCTAAATCTACACTATTAATATCAGCCATGACTGCATGACCTTTACTATCTTTTAAAATAAGTCTATAAGTTTTCATATTTATTTATGCTTATTACATTTTTTAATAACCTTCCAAATATAATAACCGCTATCTTTATCAACTACTTCTTTTTTTTCACATCCACATAATGATTTTACATTATTTTTTAGTGGACGTGGTAACTTTTTTTCTTCTGTCATATTTATGAAATAATTCGGACTTCCTTAAGTTCCTTGCAAAGAAGTTTTCTCTAAATATAGAGCGTCGCACCTCTGAGTTCGGATTGCCCTCGACCTTTAAAGGAAGCCCGAGAAAGTCCACAAAAAAAACCCACTAGTAGGTTTTCTTTAAATTTATAAATTTAAGTAAATCATAGGATTCTTTTCCCATTAATATATTTATATAATATCAATTTATGATATTTCTGTCAATTAAAAAACATCCCTTAAACCGTAATCAGACTTGAGTCAATCGTCATACATATCCTTGAGATGCTTTTTAAAGTAAATTAAAGCACGTTATCGCACTCCAAATATTTCCGCCGAAAATATTAAAGTTGTTAAGGGTAGGATTGGCTAAATAAACCCTATGCTCTATTTCTCCTACCTAATTTACTCTTAAGAGGAAGAATTAGAGAACAATTTATAATATAACAGTATTATAGATTAATATTCTTCCTCTTTTGAATAAATTATTTTTTAAACTTTTCAATTACTTTTTTAGCTACTATCATATCTGCTTTTGTTCCGACTAAATTAAAAGCATAAAGAATATAAGAAATAATATCTTCTTTACTATCTTTTTTAAATTCCATCTTTATAGGTGCTGCTTTAGCTTTATCATTAAAATTAATAAATTCAGAAGCATCTTTTCCTACGATCATTAAACTTGTATATAAAGAAGGATCTACATCTTCTTGTTTTAATCCTTGTCTTACTACAGAAACAACTTCATTTTGATTATATCCAGCAGCTAAAGTAAGAATCATTTTCTTTTCTTCTATATATCTCTTAGGAATATCTTCTGTCATTGATAAGACTGCGAATATTTGTAATTTTTCGTTTCTCTCTAAAGAGAGAGGTTTGTTTGTTTCAGTTGTCATATTAGTTTTTTTATTATTTCTTTAATTACATTAACTGTAACTGCGTTACCACACATTTTATATCTTTGGGTGTCTGAGATATTTCTAGCTACTTTAAATAATCCATCTTCGAATAATTCTATTCCATCCTTAGTCCAATCATCAGGAAAGCCTTGTAG